AAATCCTTTAGTAGATGGTGCAACATCTGACTCATCTTTTGGAGCTTCTTCTACAACAGGTTTTGGTTTACGCCCACCTTTAGGATTAGGAACTCCGGCCTTATTTAAACCAAATCTACGAGTAGAGGTAGGAACTCCTTCTTTACCGTCTTCCCCTATTACTCCAGCCATATAATAATTTTCAGTATTTCCTGGACGTTTAGGATCAATATCCGGCTCTGATTTACGACGCAAAGAAGCTACTCTTGCGTAAGACTCTCCAAGAGTTACGTCCTCCCCATTAAAATCTATAGTTGGTGCAGCAGAAGCTGGGGGGTTGTGGCCTCCGTGAGCTCGTACACGTTCTAAAGCACTTTCTACAACACTATGAGCATACTCTGGAGTTCTACGCGCTTTAAGTTCTTCTATGTGCGTAGTTCTTTTACCTCCGCCTTTTCCTAATTCTTTAGAAGATCTATTTACTAAAAGGTCGTCGCCTTCCATTCCTTTTTTGTAAAGTCCTCTTTCAACCTCGGTGCGAATTAATCTGGCTTGTTGAGCTCTATGAAAATTATGCGGCTCTACATCACTTGGAGTAATACGACGACTGGCTACGTCATAGCCGCCTTTTTCTAAAGCGTTAGTCATAAGCCTTGAATGATGCACTGCGCAAACTGCTTCTACTTGATCGGAACGTTCTCCAGGCATACGAATAAGGTGCGTAGCAGGTCCAGAATGTCCGTCAGCACTAGAGGTTGCTTCACAATCAATGTGTTGCTTAACCCCGTGCACATTTAAACCTTCACGATAAGAAAGGGGGACTCTTGTTGCTAGATCTGTCATATCTGCAAAAGAACCTGCGGGAGTATGCTCTACAACTTTACGTGATTCTTTTTGCGGAACTTGCATACTTGCGGGAAGGGACGCCCGTTCTTCTGGACTTAACGTCATAGTTAGTACCCTTCTGGTTTACGTGAAGCTTTCTTACGAGCAAATGCTGCTAGTGATACTACGTTTCCGCCTAAATGTTCTGAAGCTCCGTGCTCAAAGTGAGCATTGCGAGCTTTGTTATCCATATCAGATAAGTTTTGATCAAAGAATTTATGGCCAGAGTCTTTAAGCCCGCGATGTGCAGGGTGCTTGTCAGACGGTGTGCCCATATCATCATTCATAATTACTTACCTTTTTTAAACGGGTTCTTTGTTTCTTCTTTACGAGTACCTTTAGTTAAACCGCCCAAAGATTTGTTATCATCTTTGTCTTTTTTATAATCTTTGCCGTCTTTAGGATTTTTAGGACCTGTTGGTCCCTTTGGTGGGTTCTTTGGCGGTGGAGAACCACCAGCACCAGCAGTCTTTGGCTTATCTTTTTTCTTAGTCTCAACGTACATTGATTTTTTACGTTCAGGTAAACCTTTTCCTCGGTCGCTATCACTTAGCCCTATTCGACCTATTGGCTTTAATCCTTTACTTGGCTGCTGTTGTGCGTGCCCGGCCATTTTAGTTAGTAGCGCCCATTTGATTGTTGTAAGTATCTGCAACAGGCATTGGTGCACGACGAGAAGCAGCAGTTTTATCTGACAAAGGATTAACCTTTGTAGTTGCTTCTTGCTCAATGAAGTCGTAGTTCCAGTATGGGTTTAGACCGCTGCGGTTTGCACGCATGATGTCATCGCCAGTGGAAGGATCGGCTACAGTTGTGTTAGGACGAACCTTGCGGTACTTCCCATCTGTTGCTCCCTCATTCATAGAGGTATTAAGTGAGCGTGATTCGTTAGTTGCCATTATTTATCCTTTTCTTGGTCATAAAGCGGCGTAACTTTTTTTACAGTTTTAGGTTCTGCTTTCTTGCCTCCGGATGCTTTTGCTAAAAAAGCAATACCCTTTGGTGAAGTAAAACCCTTACGAACTTTTTCTCTACGTGGTACTCCAGCAACCATGATTAGTCCTTACCTGTAGTAACTTCGTACTTACCGTCTTGTTCAATAATTCCTTTAGCGTGAGCAGCAGAAGACGCACCCATAGGTGTTACAGAACCTGACCAAGAACCGTCTTTAGCTTTAACGCTGTGTGTAAAAGATCCACGACTTGATGCGTTCTCTCTACGAGGTACGTTACTCATTTCTTGCCCGCTTTCTTTTTCTTCTTAGACTCTTTCTCTTTGTCAAGGTCAGCCTTGGTCTTTACCTTTAGGGGTACGACCTTGTACTTAGCGTCCTTGCCGTCTGGAGTCTTGATAGCCATAATCTCAGTATCTCTCTTTTTTAAGAGGTTGTCAGCCTGTTTGCTGTTTACGAACTCTAGGTCTAATAACTCTCTTAGTTCTAGCCACATACTTAGCCGTGTTCCTACGACGAGCTGTAGCCTGTTCTGATCCTGGGTTAAGAGTGCTGGACTGCCCCGCTTGCCATTTTCCTGCAGACTTGCGGTCCCAAGTCTCAACTGAGCTAAAGTCTCTACGTTTGATAGCAGCTACGGTGTGTACTTTACTTACCCGTGCCTTCTTTGCACCGGACGGAGTAGCACGACGGGGAGGCTTTCCTCCAGAGTTTGATTTAGTTGCCACTCATAGCTCCCTTCATATGTTTTCCATACAAAGCGTTTCTACAAGTAGGGCACATCTTCCCGTCGGTATACATTGCTTCAACTGGGGTCATAAATAGGCCGCACTTAGGACACTCGACGCTACCATCATAGATAGTTTCTGTGCTGTAAATTTCTTTTACCATACTGACTCCGATACGTTTCGGCTAGTACCTTGGTATGAAGTTGGAGACTGTGAGTAATCTGTTCTTGTTGGTTCGAACTGAGCGTCGACATCCATTACATCCATAATGCCAATAGCACGAGTACGGTATCCGTATCGTGGGCGGAACAGTTGTATCTGGGGAAGTGGTGGTCGAACAATGTCTTGGATCATTTCTTTAGGCAAAGTTACTGAACGTACAGCCCTTGTTAAAAGCGCTTCTTGTGTGTCAGCAAATGGTCCCATGTAATCGTAACGGATCTGTGGATCCTCAGAGAGAATGGGACGACCTTTACTATGATCATAGACTGAATCTTGTGATGCCATTACTGGAACCTCGGCTTCAGATGTTGAAAATGCTTAGCTGTTCTAGGGTGGAATTCTGCAGGTACGTTTGCAGATACATTTGCTTTGCCGTCATTAACTAAATGTGGGGCAGGAGCAAGATTTTGATTTGGTGCGTGCCTACGAACATGCATAAGAAGACTACCGTCTTCATCAGATACTGTTGGCTTAACTTTTAGTCTACGATCTGGTTTAAAATCTTTTGGCCAACCGTACTCGCCTGGATCAATTCTTTCACCCTTGTGCACACCACGTTGATACCCGCGTTGATTCTGTCTTGCTTTAAGAGAATCAAGAACATTGTCAGCGGTCGCATAAGGCTTACCCTTATCATCACGACGTGAACGAATTGTTCCTAAGTAACCATCTGGATACTCGGCTTGTGGCGCACGACCAACACCCATACGCATGAAGTCCATAGAACTTCTAGGTACGACAGGCGTACCTCCACCACCAGTGGTGGTGTAGGCGCCAATGTAACCACTAGCTCCGAGGTATTGCCAATTTTGATGTGAGGAAGGCATACCTAAAGTTTACTTCTTTTTAGGGGTTGCGGCTTTCTTAGCTGCTTTCTTATTTGAACTATCTAAGATGGCAGTTAGCTGCTTTGTAATCTCTGGAAGAGCAATTCTGGTAATTAAACCAAATGCTGGATCCTTTGGGTTAAGCGCACGAAGCGCTACGGGGATTACGGCTACTAGGCCAGCTGCAAGAAGACCCTTTGGATCTGTGTTGCCTGTTACCCATAGAGCTGCTGCGGCTGAAATAAATGCACGGCCGTAAGAGGCAAGTGCTGCTGTTACTTTTGGATCTAGCTTCATAGTTACTCCTTGTTGTTTCGTTCTGCGATCATAACGTATAGATCGTCTATTCTTGATTCTAACCTATTGACGGCGTCTTTTAAACTGCTGCCAGAATTAGGCTTAAGTTCGAATAGGTAATGTTTAACCATCCACCGAATCATTATTGCAAATGCGCCAATTAAAGAAGTTATTGAGAGCGCAAACGCTGCCCAGTCTTGAGGTGTCATTAAGTCTCCAAGAGATCAAGTTGTATGCGCAACTATGATACATAAAATACACCGCGTCATGTTAAAGTATGAACATAGTTAAGAAGGAGACAAAATAAAGCTACTGCGCCCATTCGCAGCACTATTCGTCGCAACATCTGCCGCTTTTTTTCCCCTACTACTCGCAGCACCCGCCTATGCCGAAGGTAGTATTGGTGCACCCACAAACTTAACAATTGCTGATACGGGCTCTTCATTTACCCTTTCTTGGCAAACGCCAACTGATGGGGCAGTTCAACCAGAAAGATACGCCATTATGTTTAGCGGTGGTGGCGGGGGTTACGGCATAGCAACAGGTAACGTTGGCGATGCAAACGCTCTTAATACTTCAATTGCAATTGACAAGTCTTTGTTAGATGGACTTCGTCCCGCAGGAACTGTCTGGACATTTAGTATTAGATCCGATAACGACACTAAACAACATTATTCAAACTGGTCTAATGCTGTCACAGAAACTACTGCGGCACCAACACCTACTCCGAGTCCAACCCCGACTCCGACTCCAACACCTTCTCCATCTCCTTCAGAAACAGCAACGCCCCAACCGAGCCCAACACCAACACCAACAGCGACACCAGAACCTTCTTCATCTCCTAGTCCTTCCCCATCGCCTTCGAGTGCGCCAAGTCCAGAGCCATCTCCAACTCCGACTGTCTCACCTTCACCGTCTCCCACTCCGACTTCTGAACCCACACCCACTCCGACTCCAACTCCGACTGCCGTAGCAACGCCTGAGCCAACTCCTTCTCCAAGCGCCACACCCGTAGCAACACCGACCAGTAGCCCAGAACCGAGCCCATCAGTAACCCCAACACCAACACCACAACCAACTCCAACTCCATCACCTACTCCTGTTCCTGTTCCTGTTGAACCAACACCAACACCTACACCAACACCAACTCCAACTTTACCACCTGCAGTAGAACCTACACCAACACCAACACCTATAGCTCCACCAGTGGTCCCTGAGCCCACCCCGGTTCCAGAACCTCAACCTGCTGTTCAACCTGAACCAACCCCTGTTCCCCAGCCAACACCGGTGCCGCAACCTGAGCCAACACCCGTACCTCAGCCAGAGCCGCAACCACAGCCTGAGCCTGTGCCAACGCCAGTCCCACAACCTGAACCTGTGCCTTTGCCTGAACCATTACCCGTTCCTGAACCTGCTCCAGTAGAACCACCTGTGCCCGAGCCTGCTCCAGAGCCCGCTCCAGAACCTGCGGAGCCACCCGTTGCAATCCCTGACCCTGAGGGAGCGATTGGCGAGCCACCTATTGCCCCACCCATAGAAGAGCCATTGCCACCCATAGAAGAGCCACAACCACCGGTAGAACCCGAAGCGCCACCCGTAGAACCTGAGGCGCCCCCTGAGGAAGCTGAGCCACCTTTGGAACCAGAACCAGCACCAGAGTTACCAGCGCCAGAGCCACAAAATCCGAAACCAGAATCACAATTACCTCCACCACCACCAGAAGTAGCAAGTGCTACCAAGGATGGAAATATATCAGATAAAGAGGCTGATGCGGTAGTCGATGCTTTAGGTAAGGACGGCACTATTACAAACGCTGAGGTTGCATCTCTTGTTGCTGCCCTTGCACCAAAAGGTCAAGAGCTTACTGAGGATCAAAAAGACCTTGTTGCTGATGTAATCGTTGAGCAGTTTAAAGGTGAAGATGCAGTACCAGCTTCGGCTTTAGAGGCTGCCGGCATTGAGTTTAAGGACCTGCCCGCAGAACAACCTGTAGAGGTTAGGCAGGATGAAAATGGAAATGAAGTTATCATTACAGCAGACGTTGCTGCAGCCCTCGTGCTACTAGAGAACCCTGCGGAATTAATTGGCGCAATATTTGATGACCCTGGTCAAGCCCTCCAAGCAATTGGGAGTATCGGCGCAGATATGTCCACAGAAGAACGTGAAGAAGCAACAGAAATGGTAGTTGCTACTGTCATTGCAGCAGGTGCTGCTATGAATGCAGTAGCAGTCGCAGGAGGAACTACAACAGGTGGTTCAACCGGTGGCGGTAGTAAAGGCGGAGGCGGAGGCGCTTCCGGAGAATCTAAAGGCGTTAGGAGACGTAAGCCGTGAGAGTACTAAGAGACATGATTGATCAACTATGGACATTGTTAGGCATGTTTATTGCCTGGGTTGTTCTTGATGGATCCGCAAAAACAATAGTTGGTTACGCAATCATTGGAACATTAGTTGCTTGGGCTGTTACCTACCCCCTTCGTAACCCAAAAGATGAGGAATAATATGAAATCAATCGGAAACATAATTCTGAGAATTGTTGCAACATTCGCTGCTAGCGGTCTATCAGTAATAGGTGCCGGAGCAGTAGCAGGTATCTCAATAACAAAAGCAGTTTTAGTAGCTGGTCTTACATCAGTTGCCGCAGTCGTAGAGAAGCTAGCACGTGGCTTTATGAATGATGGCAAGCTAGATCTTGAAGAAATCAATGCCGCATTTGCAGCAGTTGATGTTAATTCAAAGACAGCCGCTGACCTAAAAGTAGATGCAAAGCAATCTGGACAAGACATCGTAATATCCGCTGGTAATAAGCCAGACGGTGAGGTTCCAGAAGAACAACCAATTGATGAAGATTGGGACAAGCGATAATGGCAGATAAAGGAACAGTAGCTAAACTCATTGAAGTAGCTACAGCAGAACTAGGAACTATTGAAGGCCCTAAAGATAATGAAACAAAGTATGGCAAGTATGCAAAAGCTAACTTCCAACCTTGGTGTGGGTCATTTGTAAACTGGTGCGCTAATGAAGCCGGTGTAAAGGTACCTAATACCGTGTATACACCTGGTGGAGCAGCAGCATTTAAAAAGGCTAACTCTTGGATTGATGGCGACATCGCAGATCCGGAACCAGGAGATATTGCCTATTTTGATTTCCCATCAGATGGCGTCGATAGAATTTCTCACGTTGGAATTGTTATTAAAGACAACGGTGATGGAACAGTTTGGTGCATTGAAGGAAACACAAGCCCAGATGAAAAGGGTTCACAACGTAATGGCGGTCAGGTTTCTAAGAAGCTTCGTGCTTATAAGAAAAACCCTAAGAAGGTTATGATCTCTATCGTAGGATTTGGCCGCCCTAAGTTTGGCGGAGCTCCTGCAGCACCTGTAGCTACTAAGTGTTCTTGCTGCGGTAAGTAAGTTTTAAATAAAAAACCCCCGGTTATTAGCCGGGGGTTCTTTATTAACGGTCGTTTTTACCGCCAAGCACAACTAGTTCTCGTCGAGGATCAAAACCCTCACCAACAACTAAAGAAATAATTCCTGGTGCGCTTTCAAGCCCAGACTTATCCCGGAACCAAGCAGATCCGTTATCCATTGCGGGGTTTTGAATAAACAAACGTGGTCCAACATTCTGTGAACGATAGTGGTGATAGTGACCTACGTTAAGAATGTCAGCGTGAGCTACAGAACAACGTCCCATAACTTGACCTTGCCACCACTTAACCATGTCACGTGACTGATGGCCGTGAGCCATGCCGTACATAACTCCGCTTAAATCTATTGTAAGAGTGCTGTCATCTGCTGCTGGATAGCGGAACTCAACGCGATCACGTAAGAACTCACTCTCCTTACAGATGTCTTCAACTTGAGCAACAACATCAATCTGCCAAGAATCTTCAGGACGACCCACTAAGAAACGCTGTACCTCATCGTGGTTACCTGGTACTACCGGAACAATTATCTTGTCAGTTAAAGGTGCAAGGGCTTTAATTTGAGCAAGAAGCATTCTGCGTCCAACTCGTACTTGCTCTGAAACACCAATGTCATGGCGCCCCATTACCTTACCCTTTTGACTTGTCATTCCCTCAATACAATCGCCAAGCTGTGGCAATGCAATCTGTCTAATTCCATACTTCCCGGCTAAATACTTGTGATGTGCAACAGCTTCGTCAATAGAACTAAGAACTCTGTCGATAATAGCTGGAGTGTCATCTTTACCATATTGGGTATCACCAATGCTGTATACAGCAGTTAGATCACCTGATGACTTAAGAACTTCTTTAGGCTCCCAGTTAACAACTAAAGAAAGAAGTTGTTCTAAATCATAATCTGGTGCAGTTGACTTACCTGATGGAACAACGTTAACTCTAAATGACTCTAGCCAATCTCCGTTAAATGTTTGCCAACGTGAACGTCGATGAGATACAACAATCCACTCAGCTGGATCTAGTTTTGCTTCAATAAGAATTTCTTCTGCGCCAGGAGTATTACCGTCTGGGCGTGGAGTAGAAACAATAAAGCCACCATCTGTTCCAATTTCAGAACGTGGTCTCCATGCTTCTGGAATATTTTTACTTGTCTTATCAGAACCTTGATTACTGGTTTGAATTATTGAATCATAATCATCTGCTAAAGACATACACAATCTCCTTGTCGGTGGTCACGAACAGCGGTCTTGCCAAACGTGCCCCCCGCACGGCGGAGTAACATAAATAAATCTTTTGTACTTAGATCATCATCTTCAATAGCTGTGTCTAAAGCTTTTTTGTCTTCTTCAGAAAGGGTAGCTGCCCATTGTCCTACGATGCACGCTTTCAAAGTATTCATAGTTTTTACTTCGGTGTACAGATCTTGCAATGACATTGGTGCCTCCAAGTTTTAGTCCAATTGCAGTACTAGGCCTTAGAGATGAACTCTAAGACCTAGTTACTAGCATACATCAAATTAGTAAGAAGTGCTATTACCCGAATCAAAGTTTGTACGATCACGCTTTGCAGCGGTCGAAATAACTCGTCCGTTAGCCTGTGTTGCACCGGCTGCTGGATCTGTCATCTTTGTATATCGAGGGCCGCCTTTAATTGAATAGGCTGCTCCTGCACGATCTTTTCCTGTAGCTGACACGTTTGCACGTGAAGCCTTTGGCTGTGCGTACGGATCGCCAGCCGCTGTGTTTTTCTTTGGTACAAGTGTGCCAGCCTTTGGTGATGCAGATGGAGATGAAAACTTAAGTCCATCTCTGTTCATAGGCGTGCGACCTTGTTTTGCCATACCTGCAAGCGCCTCGTCAGGGCTTGGGTTCGAGCTTTTTGCCATGGTGTTCCTAACTGTTAAGAGATCTCTTGTAATAAAGAATATATCAATTTACATTGATAGTAAAGACTATTGCTGAAATTTGTCCGTCACGAGAATCTACGGTAGTAAATCCTGGTCGGCAGCTGAGGTCTAAACCTCTAGGTGCGACATAGCCACGAGCAATAGCAATTGCTTTTACTGCTTGATTTACTGCGGAAGCTCCAACAGCCCTCAATTTTACTTGTGGACGCTCATATAGAGCGTGGGCTATAGCTGAGCCTACCGATTGAGCATTAGAACCGGCGCTTACACGCAGGAACTGTTCTTCGGTTGAATCTTTATCTATCACGTTTTGTAGTCCTTAGGTTTCGATTTAGAGTTGCCCTCTAAGGTAAAAGGTACGTGATTTAAGGAACTAAGTCAGGGTATCCAGCTTCTTTTAACAGCCTGATTAGATCATCTAAACGTAAAACTGCTGGCCAATCCCCGATGCTTGCCGGACCTTGACCATTAAGACGAAGTACTGCAATAGGCAAAATTTCCCCATCACCGCGTTCTTTTAGCTGTTTTATAGCAGCGCTAGGGTTGAAATCTTTTCTAGCCTTTACCTCCCAATCAATGCCTATAGTTCCGGTAACGTCAGTACCAGTCCTACCTGCGCCAGTAGATTTTGCATAAGGCCAGCCCTCTTCTACTAACTTGTCTGCCAAAATATCTTGCGACTTATAGCCGCGATGTTTTCTACTTTGGGAAGGCATTACGCATCCTAGTAGTAATTAATACCTCTAGATCTTTTAAGGTACCGTTGTTTACAAAAATTTGACTTACTTTGTATCCATCTAATTCAGACTCTGAAACGTGGTCGTTTACTGGGCCAAACCCAACACGCTTTACACGCCAGAGTTGACCGCCCAACTCTTTAATCTTTTCAGCCTCATTTTCAAATCTAACATCTGTTACTACAACACGTTCGCCGCTTTGTACGGTGCTTAGAGCAGCAGTAATCCAAATGTCTTTGTCAAATAGTTTTCTAGCGGAGTTACCTAGGTCTTGCAATAATCTGCGAACTTGAGGTTCTTGCTTTGCGTCATCCCAACCAACTAAGTCTACAAGGTCTTGCAAATAACCTGTAGGGCTGCACGCAACCATAGGATTAATCTCATACAAGAAATCTCTAATCTTGTCTGCAAAAGCAATGCGACGGTAGCCGTACTTCTCTACTAATACAGAAGCAACGGTATCTTTGCCAGACTGTGCATAACCAGTCAAGCCAATGATTTCATACCCAGGGTAACCAGTAGGGCCCTTAGGTAAGCCTAACTCTTCGTCAGTAAATAAAGATAGTTGTTCGTAGCTCATGGTGTTAACCAACTGCTTCTACCAACAGATTTGTTAATGTTTACTCGTCTAGTAATCTCTCGGTTAATAAGGGAAATGTCTTTAGACAAACGATCAGAGATGATGTGAATTAACCCGTGGTAGTTAGAAAGCTCTTGAAGAACGGTCAACTTCTCTTGATAGTCTGGGTCAACTTCTACTTCAGCATCAATCATAGAAACTGCTATGCCGGAACCTTTCAAAGATAACTTCTTTTTAGCTTTGATTAAGGCTAGGTTCTTATCTGCTTCTGCTTTGTCTACCTCAGCACACCAAAGCTGCAAGCTTATAAACTCTAGGTAGGCAACATACTTAGCGTACAAGTCCATAACTTCTTCTTCCATCATCCCGGTAATATCTGCGGGAAGAGATGGAGCGCTATAGGTGTATGCCTCGTTTACTACTAACCCTTGCTCCTTAAGAGCACTTATAGTTTTACTGCTAGCTACAGCAGCCCTTAACTCAATTGGACTCATACTACGTTCTCCTTTTCCCAGATATTCCACTCTTCATGCAGTTCTACTTCTTCAATTGACTCGCCGTAACCCATCTCAAATAAGTGTTCAATAAAATCATCGTCTGCAACATACACTGGTAAACCATTTAAAAGCAAACCGTTATCAATCCACTCTACATCCATCATTTTAGGCATCTCTTCTCCAATGTAAGAACGACTTCACGTATACAACCCCGTAAGCAACCGCAGCAACAATAAATCCATATTGTTTTGTTGTTAACGCGTAGATAATCCAAAGGCATTCGTTAATAAAAAGAACTGGCCAGCCCCAGATTGTTTTTCTGCCAACAAGAAATATACCGGACACTCCAATAGTTGCAAGGATCCAAGACCAATACTGCATCATTTTCCGCCCCACCCTCCGCCTTTAAATTGAACTGATGGAGGTGTAAACACTTTACTCATAGGGCTACCGCAACGGTCGCAGTTAGGTCGGTCATTAGAGTCAAAAGCAATGTGCATCTCTACAACACTACTCTCACACGTATCGCATTTAAAATCATACTTGGGCATTCTCTACCTCCCGATATGGCTCACATCGTTTGCAACCCTTTACTGAGTCAATATTACACGCAGGTGGGCGGTTGTTGTCAACTGCCCAAGCAATGTCCAGGGCCTGATCAAACAGCTCCTTAGTAAACTCTGGGTTGTACTTGACTACGAACTCTTTATAATCTTGGTTTGCTTTAAGCTCATAGATAAAGACAATCTCATCCGGAGCAGAGGGAAGATCACCACTCTCAACCATAAGATGAGTTAGGTGAAGGTAAACCTGTCCCTGAAGTTGATGCGTACGGAAAGGTGCTCGGATATTACGCCAAGCTTTCTCTAAGTCTCCGTCAGACTGTGCAAGTAAAGCCGGAGCCTCAAAGCGCAGAGTTCCAGCGCCAATAGACTTAATCTCAATAAGGCAATCTTCACCTAAAGTCTTTACCCAACCGTCAGAGTGTCCGCCGATCTTATGCTTATTACTCCACAGAGGAACTTCATCGTAAGTAAAGATGCC